GTACATCATTAACAGTTGCTACCCATGCGGGTAGAATTGTACATAATGATACTGCTGGAGCAGTGACCTATACGTTACCTGCAGTTAATGCAACTGCGGATTCTGGTATTGCAGGACCAGGACCAAGCTTAGATAACCTAAGTAATGTTGGTGCAACTTTTACTATTATCAATTCCATTACGAAAACTGGAGATTTAGTTGTACAAGTTGCGAATTCAACTGACGTTATGAGTGGAGGTGCATTCTATATTGATGACACTTCTGACAATGTCGTTGGATTTGAAACAGTAGCAGCATCAGACACTATTACATTAAATGGTACTGATACAGGCGGTGTAACTTATGCAAAAATAGTTTGCACAGTGCTTGGTACAGGTCTATGGTCGGTTTCCGTCCATACGGGATGTACTGGAACACCAGCTACTTGTTTTAGCGCAGCGGTAAGTTAATAAATAATATAGTGAGCTCCTTCGGGAGCTCACAATAACAGGATAAAATTATGGGTACATATTTAAATGACGTAAAAGCATCTGTAGAATTAACATCTTCAGGAAGATTGCAAGGGCTTATAGCGGGTTCAGCTGCTAATTTAGGACCTTGTAGAATTATAAGTATCAATGCACACTTGACAGGAGCAGATGGTGAAATAACTATTCAAGATGCTACTAGTGCAAGTGGTGATATTAAAATTCATCTTAAAGGTGGAAGTGCAAGTAATGAAACTTTCAATTTTAATTTTGGTGGTAATGGAGTTAAATTTGATACAGCACCTTACGTAACATTATCAGCTATAGATTCATTTACAGCCTATTACGGATAGGAGACTAAATGGCAAATACTACTTCGGGAACAGTTGTTTTTGATAAAAATTTTGCTGTCGATGATGTCATCGAAGAAGCTTATGAAAGAATAGGTTTACAAGGAACATCAGGATATCAATTAAAAACAGCACGAAGATCTTTAAATATTCTTTTTCAAGAATGGGGAAATAGAGGAATTCATTTTTGGGAAGTAGGGGATACTAATATAGATCTTGTGGAAGGCCAAGCTACTTATACTTTTTATAGAGCAAGTAGTGATGGTTCAAGTGATACTACTGCTGGAGGAACAAGTGGATCTTCTACTTATGGTCTTTCTGATATATTAGAATGTACATACAGAACTAATTACGCTACAACTACTGAATCTGATTCATCAATGACAAAAGTTGATAGATCAACTTATTCAGCATTAGCAAATAAATTATCTAAAGGAACTCCAAATCAATATTGGGTTCAAAGATTAATTGATAGAACAAGTATTACTTTTTATCCAACTCCAGATTCTACGGCAGCATCTAAATATGCTCATATTTATTTTGTTAAAAGAATTCAAGATGCTGATTCTACTTATACTGATGCGACAGATATTCCTTATCGTTTTGTTCCATGTATGTCTGCAGGATTAGCTTTTTATTTAAGTCAAAAATATAATCCACAGCTTTCTCAACAAATGAAACTTTATTACGAAGATGAATTAGCAAGAGCTTTAGCAGAGGATGGATCTCCTGCGAGCAGCTATATAACCCCTAAAACTTATTTTCCGAGTGTATAATGGCTAGATTTGCATCAGGTAAATACGCATTATCAATTTCAGATAGATCTGGAATGCAATTTCCTTATTTAGAAATGGTTAAGGAATGGACAGGAGCTTGGGTTCATTTTAGTGAATTTGAGCCTAAACAACCACAAATAAGTCCAAGACCCGTGATCGCTGATCCACAAGGATTGCAACGAGTTAGACCGGCGCGAACAGCGCCCGCTGTTACATTATTAATGCCTCCTAATCCTTTTACAACTTATGCATCTAGTTCATCTTATATAAATGTTAATTTTCCGAACCATGGTTTAACAAATGGAAGTACTTATAGATTTAGAGGAATGCCAACTACAGCAGGAGCTTATACTGATCCACCTACTTTTGATGGAATTACAGGAGCTAAAATTGCTTTAGCAGCAGGATATGCTATCACTACAGGAAAATATGTTGGAGGTGCGAGAGACACAGATTATACAACAAATTGGTTTTATTTTGTAGTGAATACTGATACAGCTACAACAGGTGGAATAGAAGGAGGAGGTTATCCAGTGTCCGTTGGACCGGTAACCATAGAAGCATAATGGCAGGATATACACTTTCAGCATTAGAAGCTGACATTAGAAGTTATACTGAAGTAGATAGTACTGTTTTTAGTGGTGCTACTCTAGGCAGATTTATAGAAAACGCTGAATATAGACTTTTAAGAGATCTTCCAATTGATGCAGATAGAAAACAACAATCAGGAAATCTAGTTGCAGGGCAACAATATATAAATTGTCCCGCAGGATGTTTATTTACCCGTGGTATACAGGTTTATACATCAACTTCAGCTATTACAGGGGCTAATGTTTGGTTACAAAAAAAGGATCAGACATTTTTAAATGAATATGTATCTGCTAATACAGATACAGGTAGTCCTAAATATTATGCTCAATTTGGTGGAGCAACAGGAACAACTGATACTACTTCAGGCAAATATATGTTTGCTCCTGTTCCGAGCACCACTTATGCATTTCAAGTTCATTTTAATGCTATGCCCACTAGTCTGGTAACAAATACCAGTGGAACCTATATAAGTAAGAACTTTCCAAATGGCTTATTATATGCCTGTCTTGTAGAAGCTTATGGATTTTTAAAAGGCCCTATAGATATGTTGACAATGTATGAACAAAAGTATAATAATGTAGTTCAGAAATTTGCTGCAGAGCAAATTGGGAGAAGAAGACGAGATGACTATACGGATGGTACAATTCGTATTCCAATTGAGTCTCCAAACCCTTAAATTAGGAGATAAATATGGCAATAACATCGGCAATTTGTTCAAGCTTTAAACAAGAACTTTTACAAGGTATGCATAGTTTTGAATCTTCAGGTGGAAGTACTTTTAAAATTGCATTATTTACAAGTTCAGCAACTTTAAATGCTACAACTACTGATTACAGTACATCTAATGAAATTACAAACACAGCAGGAAGTGCTTACAGCGCAGGCGGAAGTGCTTTAACAAATACAGGGGTAGGTTTAACTTCTACAACTGCATTTACAGATTTTACAGATGTGTCATGGACAACTGCTTCATTCACAGCGAATGGTGCATTAATTTATAACACAACAACAGATGGTGGATCATCCACTACAGATGCTGTTTGTGCAATTGCATTTGGATCTGATAAAACAGCAACTGCTGGAACTTTTACAATTCAATTTCCCGCTAACGATTCATCAAACGCAATCATAAGATTAGCGTAAGGAGACCTTCCTTATGCCTACCGTAACAGAAGGTTGGGGACGCAGAACCTGGGGGCGTGCCAACTGGGGAGATGCTACTCTTTATACTGAAGGATGGGGAGCTCTTGGTTGGGGTGATAATGAATGGGGCGAATTAAAAGACGCAACAATTACTCTTACAGGAATTTCTTTTACAGCTAGTATTGGAAGTGTTACTAATGTTGTAGATGTTACAGTCGAACCAACAGGAATAAGTGCTACTTTTAATGTTGGGGATCCTACAATAGTTGTAGATTCTTCTTTAGAAACTTCTAATTTTTTAATTAGTTCACTACAAGGAACTATTACTCCAGTTGTTGATGTAACACCTACTATTACAGGTTTAGATATAACTGCAGCTATAGGAGTTATTGATCCTGCAGATCAAGTGGTTGGTTTTGATGGATTAGAAATTACATCCACTCAAGGAACAGCTGTTGCACCAAATGAAGATGTTTCACCTAGTGGATTAGCTATTACGTCTGAAATGGGTACTCCTGTATTCATTAATGAAGTGGTAGTTGAACCTTCAGGACTTGCAATTACTTCTTCATTAGATAGTGTAACCGTACCTAATGATGCAGCCGCTTTAACAGGACTTTCAGCAGAATTTACTCTTGGAACAATTGTTGGAATGGGTTCTGTAGTAGTTCAGCCAAGTGGTATATCTAGTACCATGAGCCTTGGTTCAATAGCCGATCTTCCTGATCAAATAGTTAGTTTTGATGGGGTGTCTTCAAGTTTCAGCGTTGGAAGTGTAGATTTACCTGATCAGGTGGTAAGCTTTGATGGTCTTTCAGCAAGCTTTACTTTAGCTTCCCCTTTTATTATAAATTATGAAAATATTGACACGGGCTCAAATATTACTTATAGTAATATTTCAACTGGTTCTAATATAACATATTCAAATGTTGCAACTGGATCAAATATAAGCTATAGTGATGTAGCATAGGA